CTGCTTTCTTCCGACTGTCCCAGCCCCAGGAGCAAGTCTTCCAATCGATAATATGAAACTTTTTAGTGTCTGGTGTGTAGACAACAAGGTCAATGAAACCTTTGAATTTCTTTTGGATTTTATCATTCTCGATATCCTGATAGAGTTGCTCCTCTATCGAGATCATCTCAAACTTACCAAAATAGCTTTTTAGAGCAGGTAGGATAAACTGAATAATATATTTACCCTGAGTTCTCATGGAAGTAAGCAACTCTGGTGAGAACTCAATATCAGGAGAGGATTGCTTCACTTTCTGTAAGTTTTGAACAAACTCCTGCTCAAATAGCTGTTCTAGACCCTCAGACTTTTTTTCTTCGTCGTGATCTTGAACAACAACCTCGCAGACTGTGTGGAGAGCGGAGCCAAAGCAAGTGTGCTCGTTTCCTTTGAACTGCTTAATCTTGTCGATGTAGTTGAGTTTGTGTTTCCAAGCACAGTCTGTCCATTCTTTAAGCTCGGAGTATGATATGTGAGACATTTATTCCTCTGTTTTTTTCTTTTTTGTTGTTCTCTTCTTCTTTGCTTTGGTTTTTGTAGCAGTTGACTTTAGACCATAAGGCAAAGGTTCAGAAAATAACGAAGCCTCTTCTTTTGGCTCCTCAACAATAGGATGCTCGGCTTCTATTTTTGGTTCGTCTATTATAACAGATTTCTTTGGTATGTCAACAGGTTTTTCTTTTTGTAATTCGAAAGTCCAGATACCTGTTAATCTGTCTACATTATTAATAGGTTTAGATGGGGCAGAGACTATATTTCCTAGTTTAATCTCGGGATTGTTTTGTGTAATCCAATTTTTGGCATCAGCGTTTGTGAAGTTCCTTGTCTCTCCACGTTTGCCTCTAAATTTAAGCGCTACTTTTAAAATAATTTTATTTTCTTTTTTCTCTAAATTGATATTCATTGTATCTCCTAAAACTCAAAAAAAGAATCGATCTTGTCGTACAATATGGGACTCAACTCTTTGAGTTTATTCTTGTTTCCTAATAAATAGTTTTCAAAACCATTTGCCCAATACTCTCGCAGCGCTGTGATTGCGTAAGGTGAATAAAATAAACCAGATGATATAGTTCTTAACTTATCGTATCCTATTCCCTTGTAAAGATGCTGATCAAACTTGTAATCATATTCTGGATTTTCATAGTCTTCTATATCGTAGTCTTCATCGTCTAGAAGGTGATATAAAGTGTTTCGTTTGGCAAGGAACTCTCTCTCTAATCTGCCATCACCATAAATCTCTTCTTCGTTTCTCTTCTCAACAGCATGTGCGAGTTCGTGAAGGATATCATCTAGAAGATCTTTTTCGTTATCTTGATCGGGCGAAAGATAGATTGCTCCGTCTTTAAACATGGCATTATATTCACGATCACCTTTGAAAAACTCATCAGCATAACCAACAAGAAAACTATCAACATTATCAAAAAAGAAGTCTGGGGTTAGAGTTTCGATTGTCTTTTTAACATAATCTAGATTAATATCGTTTTTGAATGGCTCCACAAAAACAAAAGGCTTTCCGTGGATATCATATTGTTTAAGTTTCTTTCTTGATTTATCTGCTCCCTCGGTTATATAGTCTTTCACCCTTGCGCTCCGTTGGCATCAACATCAGCCAAAGCTTGGCGGTATCCACGAATAAAGTTTTCTTCAGCGAGAGGCATTAAAAACTCTGGGAATTCTTCAGCCATTACCTGAATAATCATTTCTACATTTACTTCATCATTTTCTGGATTTAGCTTGTCTCCAACATAGTTCACAAGCCAGGATTTTAGCTCATTTACAGGCTCTACTTTCTTTAGTAGATCAGGGTTTTCATTATCTACAGGCATATCGTCCTCCTTTTAGGTAAATATAACAGATATTTAGGCAAGTTTAAAGGATTTTAGAGGCGATTGTTGCTACCTTGGACCTCTCACCCTTGAGGAGAGTTACGTGTCCAGAAACATCAAAAGTTTTGAATTTTTCAACTGCGTGTGTAAGACCGTTTGAGGTTTCGTCTAGGTAGACGTTATCAATCTGCTCTACGTCACCAGTTAAAATAATTTTTGTTCCCTCGCCAACACGAGTAAGGATAGTTTTGAGTTCGTGGGCTGTAAGGTTCTGTGCCTCATCAATAATAATAAAAGCATTTGCTATAGAGCGACCACGAATATAAGTTAGGGCTTCTACTTCTATTTTGCCTCTTTCCATGTAGTTTTCTAGGGTGGCTTTGTCATTAGCCATTAGAAACTCAAGGTTGTCACGGATAGGAGCAACCCAAGGGGACATTTTCTCTTCCATAGTTCCTGGTAAGAAGCCGATGTCTCTACCCATAGGCTGAATAGGTCTGGACACCACAAGTCTGCTGTAGATTTCTTTTTCTACAACTTGGCTAAGACCGGCTGCGATTGCCAAAAGGGTTTTACCACAACCAGCCTTGCCAACCAACGTCACTACATTTATTTTTGGGTCTTCCAACAAATCCATAGCAAAGATTTGCTCTTTATTTCTAGGTTTCAAACCCCAAAGTCTTTTTTTACTGCTAGCATTTATTAACTTTAGAGGTCTCTCATAAGATTCAAACTTTCCAAGAGCAGTTTTCTTTTCATTTTGATTTGATATCAGCATAAGGAACTGATTTGGATTTAGTTTTAACTCTTCTTCTTCAATAAAAATATCTTCTCCTGAATAAAACCGGTCAAGGACAGGTTCATCCACCAAGTGAGTGATAAAGCCAGTATAAATATTGTCTGTATCCTTTACAACTTGATCTGATTGAAAATCCTCGGTCGTCAAACCCAGAGAATCGCACTTAACACGCATGTTAATGTCTCGTGTGACCACGATTACTTTTCTTTTTGGGTTTTCATTTTTCTGGTTTAACGCAACGCTAATGATCTCATTATCAGGAACCCGAAGATCTAAGTCTTCTGGTAAGCCTTCTCGCTTGACCATTTTCACGCATATTATACCTTTACCTTTGTCAATTCTCACGCCCTTAGACAGACTACCTTTTTCTCTAAGCGTGTCGAGGTTACGAATAAGCATTCTTGCGTTCGTTCCTACACCGTCTTGTCTTTTTTTGTTGTTGTCTATTTCTTCGAGAACCTTAAGGGGAAGGACGATATCGTTATTACCATAAGAGCGAATACAATTTGCGTCTGTTAAACAGACACTCGTATCAAGAATATAAATTTTTTTAGCCATGTTAACTCACTTTGTTAAGCATTTGATCTTTCTCACGAAACATCTACTTTTGATAAATGTAACACGAGAAAGCAATCATTATAAATAGTCTTTTTATTTGTTTAGTTGGTAAAAAGGGTGACGGGGCACTTATTTATTTTAAGGGAGTAAGAATCCCTTTTACAAAGGAGGATAAGAAAATGCGTGGGGTTATGATGTCTACCCTAATATTCGTTCTGTCGTTGACTATCTCTTGCGGCACAATGAATTCAAACATAGAGGACAACTTTCCAAGAGATGGTTTTGCTTTCATTAGTAAGACAGTTGAGTTAAAAAAATGTATTGGTGAGAAATGTATGACTATGGACCTTCGTTCTACTGGTTCAGGTTATGTTGTGAGGGTCACAGAAAAGGGCGCCTATATTGTTACAGCAGCGCACGTCTGTGATGGAGAATCGGGGTTATTAGAAACAGTCACTCAAAAAGTGAAAATGAAAGTCTCAACTATTCTGTTGGAAACTTACGACGCAGAGATACTAAAAAAAGATGCTGAAATAGACGCTTGTTTACTTTTTGCTGAAGGTTTGACTACTGGAGTAAGTGTTATTCCATTAGCTATGAAACCTCCAAAGAGAGGTGAAAAGGTTTATAATCTAGCAGCACCTATGGGTGTGTTTAACTATGATATGGTTCCTATCTTCGAAGGCAGATATGCTGGTAAGGACGGGGGACAAGATCTTTACACACTTCCAGCAACTTTTGGTTCTTCTGGGTCTATGCTTCTAAATTCTAAAGGTGAGTTGGTAGGGATGGTCCACTCTGTTCTTTCTAAGTTTAGAAATGTTGCTATTTCTTCACCTTTTCATAAACTAATGCGTTTTATTAGATCTGGTCTCAGAGACGCTTCCATTCACGAGTGGGCTTGTGTAGCACCTGAAAAATGTGCTAAATAGGCTTCTTTCTTCTCCAAATAGTCAAACCCAACTTATTCTTTATCGAATACAAGTCTGTAAATAAGTTTATGTAATCAGCATAATTATTCTCATTTGTTTTCTGTCTCATAAAGGTCATTTCATCACAGTTTAAAAATACATCAAAATATATTTTTATTTTTTTATCTAAATCTTTTTTGTTGTTTATTATTTCAGTTCTTGAGTTTGGTAGATAAAATCTGTGGTTTGTTTTATCGTGAATAATAGCAATGCTGATTTGTCCGTTGCCTAACTCAGCTTTGAGGCTCAAATGATCGATATTAGTAACATACCAATGTTCTTTTTCAAATGCTCTCTTCTTTCGAACCATTAATCCACAGCCGATATTAAGTTCGCTCTAACGAACTCTACTTTTTTATTTTTATTTTTTGGGTCTTGTAAGGTGAGATATTGTTCTGAATTCCATTTGAGGTATTGAATATCTTCCAACAACCAAACTCTATTTTGGTAATACACTGGAGAACCTACATATGCTCTCTTTCCGTTTCCATCTAAAGTAAATCTTGTTGTAGACATTTTCAACCCCTCCGTTTAAGGGGCTGTTGACCCCTCGGCTCTTCTATCAGCAGCGAAATTATCAAGTGCTGTATCAGCGTCTAATGCTTCTGCTAGTATTTTAGTCCATTTATCAATTTCTTTTAAGATGTCAGTATGCTCTCCAACCATTACTGTTTCAGTAAATAGCATGTCTAACATCGTTCTTGCTTCTTCTGCCTGTGCTAAGTATTTGAGTTTTGCTGCGTTAAATAATTTATAATTCATATATCCTCTTCAGTTTCTTCAAAAAAAGAAATAGTGTTATACTTCTTAATATAACGATTAAATTCCATATAGTCAACCCCTAAAAACCGGGCGGCTTCTTTTTTTGTTCTTGCTATGCTCAAGGCAGTCTTTAAAAGAGCATCTGTGACTGCGTGTCTAGTCA